AGCATAAATTTTCCTTATAGAGGACAATTCTCCAGTTTTTTTCGTACCTTTGCACCGGATAGTTGGAGTAGGAGTACACCGCTGTCTTACTGCTCTTGCATACGTGCACCCGCAGTACTCTTTGTGAAACTGAAGCTGACGCGCTTCTGTCTTGTATGTCTGAATCTGGAAAATTCAAAAAATGAGCAAGGCGGAGTACGACGGTTCACGTATATACGTGGGCTTGTCGTCTCATGCTCTCCTCATAAGGTTTTTCCAGAACCTAGACATAGAGACGTGGGATACGCTTGCCCACGTTTCTTTTTCCCTTTTCCGAAGCGCCAGTCTAAAGATACCCCATCAATGCTAGCCGAAAGGCTTTCATTGGTATACGGCCATCTTAAAATTGACCGTTGTTTTAATAAAATCATCCGAAGTGGCGATCTGCGAAGACCGTCACTTTATTATTGTCTTTTCTCATACGCTGCAACAGTCATACCTTTGCCAAAAAAAGCTAAGATATGACCAACCATTACCTTTCCTTCAACTCTGTTGAATCCATTCCCGATTTGAAAGCCTCCGCAGCTTTCACAGTCTCATCTGCCGAAGTGTTCAAAGAACAAGGCGACATCAATCCCATCACCATCGAAGAGGGCTACCAATATATGCCCTGGGGTGCGGACAACCAGCTCCCCTACAAAATCCTGGAGCTCATTGAGTCTGACGAGACGCTTTCCACCTGCCAGATATTCAACGCCGAGGTCTGTTACGGCTCCGGCTTGGTGTACGACACAAAGGAGGCCACAGCGGCCATCAGGAAGGACGTCGACCATTACTTAATGGACAACGACCTCCCTTCTTATTTCCTTGGTGTCTGTCAGGACTTCAAGCATTTCGCTTTCTGTGTCTCTATCATCATCCTCAGTGCCGACGGCTCCCGCATTGTCCGCATTCTCCGCAAGGAGGCATGCTACTGCCGTTTCGCTCCAGCGGATAAAGAGGGACATATCCCGTATCTTCTCTATGCCAACTGGCGCAAGGTTATCTCCAGCAAAGACCAGGTGGAGAAAATCGAACTGCTCGACCAGAATTCTCCGTGGACCGACCTTCAAGAGCGCATGCAGTCTCTGAAGGGTAGGAAACCGAAGTCCAGTACCCGAAAGTTCGCCATCGTCAGCCGTGTCCCCACGCCGGACAGTACGTATTATCCCATCCCGTATTATGGCTCACTTTTCAAGGGCAACTGGTACAATATCAAGCGGCTCATCGGTTTGGCTAAGGAGGCGAAGCTGAAGAACTCCGCGCCCATCAAGTATCATATCGAGGTGGCCAACCGCTACTGGGACGGTATCTTTAAGGCTGAGGGTATTACCGACCGGAAGAAGCAGATGGATCGCGTCGTTGAGGAAAAGGAGAAGATAATCAATTTCCTCACTGGCATGGAAAACTCCGGCAAGGCGTTGTTCTCTACTTTCTACGTCAACCCGAATGGTGACGAGCAGCACGATGTGATCATCAACAAGGTGGAGACCGACAAGGAAGGTGGCGACTGGTCCACCGATATCATCGAGGCCGTCAATATGATGTGCTTTACGATGCGAGTCCATTCTAACCTTGTCGGCTCAGTACCAGGAAAGACCCAGACGAACAACTCCGGTTCTGACAAGCGCGAGCTTTACACCATCGCTCAGGCCCTGCAGAAGCCATATCACGACCTGCTTTTCACCGTTCATCATATAATAATAAGATATAACGGATGGGAAGGTGTCCGTCCTGATTGCCCCTTCATCATGCTTTCCACCCTCGATGAAAAGCGCGACGCTAAACTTGTTACACCCAATAAACCCGTAGAAGAATGAAACTAATCACCACTGACGAGCAGCTCCGATTGCTCATTCCCAATGTACTGGCCACCGTTGAAGGAGAGCCAACATTGATTGAAAAGCTTTACCCATATCTCGAGACTGCTGAGCAATGGGCAATAGATACCTTCGTTCCTGAAGCCATCTTTAATGAGATAGCAGAATCCGACAGTACCAGCCCGAACGAGCGTTTCCGTTTCCCCTTGGAAAAGCTCGTGGCCTGTCATGCCTATATGACTGCCATCCCTTCGCTTGATTTGGTTTTGACCCCAAACGGCTTCGGCATCGTCTCGAATCAGAACATTGTTCCTGCTTCCCGGGAGCGCGTCGACGCCCTGATCACCTCTCTAGAGTCTCAGCGCGACGCCGCCATTGAAGCCCTCATCCTCCGTCTCTCCAGTAGAACGGACTGGTGTGAATCTTCCCAAGGCAAGTACTTCGCCGCCACGATGTTCCCGTTCCTAAGCCTCTGCCGCCGCCTCGCCATCCGCGAGCATCTTTGGGACAGTTACCAGCAGCTGCACGAACGTCTCATAAAAATAGAGAACGTTCTCGCAGATACATACTTCTCCCACGAACAGATGGCCGTCTTCCGACAGCACGTCATCACCCAATGCCGCACCGCCAATAATCTCGAATCTCAAATCATACGTTCCCTGCAGTCCTACGAACTTCAGTTGTTGACGGACATCCAAATTCACCCACAATGTTACTATGACTTGGTAAACATCATCCGTGAACACGAAGAGGCATTCCCCGCATGGCACTCCTCTCCAGTCGCCGCCCTATACACCCCTAATCTTTTTTTTAACAAAAAAAAATCCGGAGGTTTCTGGTTCTAAAAAAAAATTGTACCTTTGCGCCAGTTTTGAACGAAATGAGACAGCAAGAGAAATGGGTGGAAGGGTTGGCAAAGTCATGGAAGTTCAGAATAGGCTGGGAAATGGTTCCTGCCAGCAGATTTTTACATTCATAACATCAAACATTATTTTAAATGAAAAACTGGATTAAAAACTGCTAGATTGGACAAATATTTGTCCTTCTAGCTCAAAAGGTAAAAGGGCAGAGCTTCGAGGACTCTGCGAGATTTTTAGGATCGCTACTCAATATAGGGAAATTAGCCGTTAAAATTTATATGGGTATCCCATTAGATATATAGGACTACATCAAAATCCCATCTGATATTACAGTAGTTATAACCTATATCTACAAGATAATCGAAGGCTAATCGGCCTAAGAGGTGGAGTCTGTAAGACACCACCTCTTCTTTTTCGGTTATATATTCTACTTTTTATTTCTAAAATATATAATTTTCAATCTAATCACTATATATTTAAAGAAAAAAAATTCCATTATTGATAATCTTCGTTTTTTTTTGTATTTTTGTACCGTTAAAATAAATAGAACCTCATGGAAGAATGGTTATCGAAACAAGAAATTGAAGAGAAATATCATCACATTACTCGACATAGCTTTCCTTTTGAATGCGTCGTAGTTAAGGTTATACCCCAAAAAGGACATCCTTTCTCAGAGAGATGGGACTTTTTAAGCAACCTTTTCTTTATAACTGATGACGAATTCTTTTTTCAATATACAGACATCTGTAAAGGCGATATATCCACAAATCAAGATGGTCAGCCTTTTGATATTCTTTTGGACGGGGTCTTGAGATATGTATACTCATTTGCTTACACTAGTTCCTCAGAAAGAATAACAGGCTATCTATTAGCCTTATTATCAGAGGGTAAAATATTTGGTGGTAAAGACAAAAATAATAAGCCTTATTATCTTGTCTGTGATTATTGGTATTCATATTTGCCACAGAATTCACACAATAAAGAGTTGGAACAAAAGTTTTTCTTTAGTGATGAAAGCCCCAAAAAGAAGAAATATTGGAGTCTACCTATTGTAAATAACAAAGAAATAATAGATAATGGAAGTCTCAAAGACTATTTACTCATTCCGATAAAAAAAGAGGATATTGCCAAAGTCAACGACTTCTATGATAATTATATGATAATCAAAAATTCTTTAGGTTATTACCAACTATATAACAAAAATGAGAATGTTTTATCTGGAATATACTTTAATGAAATAATTTATGGAGATTATATATTTGACTATAGCAGTGGAAGCTCTGAAGGAATATATGATTTTATAATTAGAAGGGATGACAAATGGGGATGTCTTGATAAAAACGGTAACCAAATCATTCCTTGTGAATATGATAAAATTACACACTTTATCTATGCAGGACATCCCGATTCAGGCCTTTATAATATTTGGAAAGATAATAATGTAGGATTGTGTACAGACGAAGGTAAAGTACTAATTAATTGCTGTTGTAAGAACATATACCATATAGGTTATTTTTCTCCAATCTTTATAAAAGAATCAGCTTCAGGGTATTGTTATATAGATTATTTAGAAAAAGGGGAAATGCAACCTGTAACTTCGTCAAGGCGAGTATACGAAGAATTTGTGTTTCTTAATGAAGACTCTATAAATGATTATTTATATTTAGCAGCTAAGTCAAAATGTAAATATGCCATAATTAAGATTTATTTTGGTGATAATTGTGCTAATTGGAAACGACAACACAGAATAACAAATTTTGAATTTGGTAATATTGAAGAATGTAAAATATATCTCAAACAGATAGGTATTCAATAAGTAATAGTTATTATAAATGTCTTTTCAAACCAATAATCTCTTCCGTACCTTTGCAGTATGGAAGCAGTTTTTAATATCTCATTGCCCACCAACTGGGCAGAACTATCAGACAAGCAGCTGCTCATGGTCTATGGACTGTTCGCACGTGACTTGTCTGCTGCAGAGGTCAAGACGCTCTGCATCATGAAGTGGAACAGCCTGAAGGTGCTGGCCACTCTGCCTCGCCACCGTTTCCTCATCAAGAGAGAAAAAGAGCAAGTAGTGCTAAGTACGAGGCAGATTCAGCAAGCCACCTCAGTCCTTGATTTCCTAGACACCTTCGCCCCAATGCCCGTTCGTATCGCACGAATAGGCAAGTACCATGCTTTGCCGGCAGACTTCGAGAAGGTGCCGTTTGAGCAGTATCTGTTTGTTGACAACCTGTTCCAGGGTTATCTCAACACACAGTCGGACGAGCTGCTGCTTCAGATCGCGCAGGTGTTATACGCCAGCGACGATGTGAAGCCTACCAAGGCGCATCTCGTAGGCATATTCTACTGGATGGCCTCGCTCAAACAGTACTTCGCTTCTCTCTTTCCGAACTTCTATAAGCCAGCATCTGCTATGGGTGAAACTAACCTTCTGGGCAGTGGCCAGCCGGATATTTACAGCCAGCTTCGTGAGTCCACAAATGCAATGATCCGAGCCCTCACAGGTGGCGATATCACCAAAGAATCTGCCATCATGAAGATGGATACTTGGCGGGCGCTCACCGAGCTGGACGCTAAGGCAAAGGAAGCAGAAGAGCTTCGAAAGGCTTATAAGAAGTCCTGATTCGTTCATTGAGTTTTTATTTTATAACAATCGCAAAATCAAGTACATACACAATCTACTTAGATAATTACTTATGATACCATTTCATCCACATACACCCGAAAAGCCAACAACAGTTCCCAACAACGACACCTTCAATTGGGATGCTATATCGTTCTTTGAAAGCCTGACCAAGCGCAACAAGTTCGCTCAGTCCAAGCACTTCACCTTCTGCCGCGTCTCAGGGCTCGACGGCTTCGAAGAAGCGCTGGCTAAGATGCTGACGAAAACGGCTTTCGTCTGCGTATCCGACATCTCTCAGGGATTTACGGACATCAACAACACACCGCACACTCGCCGAGTGAAGACGGTGTTTCTCGCCATGCGTCACACCATCGATAACATGGTGGCCCGCCAGTCCTGTATGGATATGATGCGCGAGTTGTTCCGGCAGTTCATGTCTGTCCTGATCCAGGAACAAACTCGCCTGCAGCAGCACTCCATCTATATCGACCCTCGCATCTCATTCCAGGAAATCGACCGTTATTTCTTCTCTGGCTGTGCATGTGCCTACTTCCAAATCGCCGTGGACACCTACACCGATTTGCAATATAAAAGAGAAGAGTGGTCAGAATAATCGTTCAATACGCTGCTATATTATAGCAGCCCATTAAGCCAATATAGACCGCAATGCCCAACAACAACAATCATCCCGACCCACAAGGCGAGCGCGAAAAATTCGTCCTCGCCTTCAACGACACCATGCTTAAAATCTGGCAGGAGCAGATTACGCTATTAGGAGTAATCGACACCGGCAGGCTTCTACACTCTGTAAGCGCTTTGCCAGTCCGTGCTGACGGCCGCTTTATCGAGGTAGGCTTGTCGCAGGCCTTCCTCGAATACGGTCTATGGCAAGACTTCGGAACAGGAAAAGAAATTCCCCGTGGAAACCACGGGGATATCGGTCA